CAAGGATCAGCCCCACAATACACATCAGCATCTGCAGTATTATCTGGAAACACAGTATCAACAATATCTGTTACATCTGGATCATCACGCTTTTCAACTGCACCCTCAATTAACATAAGCGGTGGTTTGCCACCATTACCTGCAGTATCTAATAATCAAATAGTGGCATGGTATGGTGTTTATAACAATAACTCAAATTTCGTTGGGTTACAAATTACAACAAATGGAGGTGGAGGATATACAGTTGATTGGGGGGATGGTACTTCAAACAATTATAATTCAGCTGTAACTGGGTCAAAACAATATACAACTGCTTCATTTGCAGCCTTAACAAGCTCTATATGCTCAGTTACTGAGTTATACAAACCAGCGTTAATTAATGTAACCTTATCAGGCAGTGCTACAAGTTTTAGTTCTGTTACTCTTACCACTCGACCAACACCACCAACAGGATCCTTAGTTAACGGAGGAACTAGTGGTTGGAGATCAATTAAAATGGCCGGTGATCAAGTTCAAACACTATTGGTAGGAGCTAGTGGCACTTCTTACTTAATACCAAAGGAGTTAGAAAGATTTGAGTATTCTGGGTCAAATAGAATAACAGATTTTACTAGCACATTTCTTAATTGTAATAGTTTAGTAGAAGTTGTATCTCTTTATACAACAAGCGGTAGTAATTTTACCACCATGTTTCAAAGTTGCGCTAATTTAAGAAAACTACCTCCATTAGATTGGACTAACGCAACAAATGCTACCTCAACATTTAACAATTGCCTTAATCTTAGAACAATAACACTATTAAATTCTCAAAAAGTAACAACTTGGACCTCCACTTTTAATGCATGTTATAATCTACAATCAATAGCCGCTACATTTAGTAGTGCTAGTACAAATTATTCAAGTACATTTTCTAATTGTTATTGTCTACCAACACTTCCACCCATAAATACTAGTAATAACACTAATTTTTCTAGCACATTTCAAAATTGCTGCAATTTAAAACAAGTTAAATTTATTGGTAGTACTTCAAAAGTTACAAATTTTAGTTCAATATTCAACAACTGCTACCAATTAGAATCAGTACCATTAACAATGGATCTTGCAGCATGTACAAACACTAGTTTTATGTTTAACAATACTGCAATTAAAATTTCCCCAAGATTTACAAATACACGAAATTTATCAAATATACAAGCAATGTTTCAACAATGTAGACGTTTAGTAAATATACTACCGTTTGATACAATAAATGTGACCAACGCAAGCTCATTATTTTACAATTGCACTACCTTAACATCTGTACCACAATTAAATTTTGCTAGAAATACAAATTTTAGTTATATGTTTTCTAGTTGTAACAATTTAACATCTATTCCACCACTTGAAACTTCTAATGGAACTAATTTTAATAGTATGTTTAGCGGTGTATATATACGAGAATTTCCATTTTTTAACACATCTAAAGGAACAGATTTTGGTTTTATGTTTAATGGTTGTTCTGCATTATTAAAAGCTCCTGCTTATGATTTAGGAGAAGCTACTAATACGCAATATATGTTTTCTAGTTGTAATACACTTACAGATGTACCATTTTTTAATTTATCTAAATGTACTACAGTATCTAACATGTTTAATAGTTGTCCATCATTAATATCAGTACCCTATTTAGACCTTTCAGCAGCTACATCTGTAAGTGGTATGTTTGCAAGTTGCACCTCATTAACAACTGTTGGTGGTTTTAATACATCTCGAGTAACTGATTTTACTAATTTTTTCAGCAACTGCTCATCACTAAAAAATATTCCATTAATAGATACATCTCGTGGAACTACTTTTACTGGAATGTTCAGCAACGGTACTATGATTGAAATCCCAGCATTAAATATGACTTCAAGTACAACTATTGGTGCCTTTGGTGGAAATAACTTAAAAAGAATGCGCGCTACGGGAATGAATGCTAGTTTTGATGTTTCAAACAATAATTTAGATTCAACAGCATTAGATGAAATTTATACTAATGCATCTGCAACAGGAACAGCAAAAACCATTACAGTTACTGGTAACTGGGGCGCAGCAAATGATAATCCCTCAATTGCAACACAAAAAGGATGGGCTGTAACAGGATAATTGTATTAAATAAAGAATATAAACACATTAGAATATTTATAATAAATAAAGAATATGGATACACCAGGATTTTATAAAGTAGACCCAAGCGGAATAGTGATATATGGCCCTAATTATGTATTCGGGCCTTATGACCAATACAAACTGTTAAAAGAAGAAAAAGATACTTATACCTATCCAATAGATGGATGGTATTGGTTTGACACAGAACAAGAAGCTTATGAATTTTTTCAAATAGAATGGTATCCTGAAGTATACACAATGGGACTATCTAAACCTTTATTAATCGAAACAAACAATATACAAAATAATGGCTAATACTTACAAAATAAACGCAAACAAACTTAACGCAAGTGGTTCTACAACAATTTACACAACACCCTTAGGTACAACTACTCTTGTAAAAAGTTTATACATTGCAAATGTATCTTCTAGTGGAGTTACTATAGATGTTATTTTAAGCAAGAGTGGATCTGCTACTAATTTTTATTTAATTTCAGGATCAACAGTTCCGGTTCAAACATCATTTCAACCTATATCAGATACAATAGCATTACAGACCGGTGATTCACTAAAAATTAGTACACCATTTCAAAGTGGTTCTGACACACTATTATCTTATATGGAAATAACTTAAACCATACATAATACTTGGATTATCATGATAAATTACATATATTAAAATAAAAAGGAAACAAGTTATGACCAAAAAACTGGACACGGAACATCTAGATGAAATTCAACAATTACGTGAAGAATTTGCAAAGAATACAAACATTCTAGGAAACATTGTATTAGAACAATATGCAACGGAATCTAGATTAAAAACAATTGATTTAGAAAAACAACGCTATTTAGATCAATTTGAAAACCTACAAAAACAGGAATCTGCATTGCTAGAAAAAATGCGTGAGCGTTATGGCGAAGGCCAAATTGATATTGCCGAAGGAACTTTTACTCCAACTGCATGATGTTTGACACTAAACAATCATATTTATAATAAAATAAAACAAGGAGTATATTAATGGCAGAAAGAATAGTTTCAGCAGGCGTATTTACAAATGAAGTAGATCAATCGTTTTTAGCTGGCGGCATTGCACAAATCGGTGCAGCAATTGTAGGACCAACAGTAAAAGGTCCTGCACTAATTCCTACACAAATAACTTCGTACGGCGATTTTACGGCAATATTTGGATCATATACAGATGATTCATATGTACCATTCGTTGTTCAAGACTATTTGAAGAATGGAAATGTAATTACAGTAACAAGATTATTGTATGAAGATGGGTATACATTAGCAAATGGAGCTTTAGCAATTATTGCTAAATCAGGAAGTTCTGCCCTTGCAACCACAGCATCTTTATCACTTAGTTTAACTAGTGCCGTTACAACAGCATATACTGCTTCTTTTAGTGGAGTAAATGTAATCCTTTCTGGCTCATCGGTCCAAAACGTATTTAATAATGCTACATCTTCTGGTGTAATTTCATCTAATCCAAACTTTTATGCAAATGCAACTATTGCAAGTAGCGCTTCATTATCTGGTAATAATCTGATAGTATCTGCAAGTACAGCCGGTGCCGCAGGAAATTCATTATTTATAACATCTGCTTCTATACAAACATTTTATGCTGGAGGTAATAATGCAATATCTCCTGTTTCGTGTGTAACTCACGTGCTTCATCCAACTAATCCGGTAACATATGCTGCAGCAACAAATTTATTTGAAAAATCAGTATTAAGCAATTTAGGTTCAGGTTCATTCACAATCAAAGTTTCAGGATCATATGGCACAACAACCATTCCTGGATTTACATCATATGCATCTGATGCAACATCAGCAATTAGTTGTTCCTTAGTATCATCAACAAACAATTACATACAAAAGAAATTTGGATCATCTCCTAAATCAGTAGATTATCCAGTATATGTACAATATGAAAATGCTAATGCATCTGAATTGTTTAACAACCTAGGCGCTGTTACCATGGAATTAGCATCAGCATCAAGTTATGCATTTGCACAAGGATTCCAGGCTGCAGCAACACCCATGATCACCTCACAAAAAATTGGCACAACTGTTAAAAATTTATTTCAATTTTATACAATATCACATGGCACGTCAGTTAACACTGAAGTTAAAGTTGGTATTAGAAATATAAGAACTGCTGAAGAAGTTGCTGATCCAAATGGATATGGAACATTTACAATTGAAGTTCGTCGAGTAAATACTGCAAATATTGCAAATTCTCCATATTCATCTAACGATACAGACCGCCAACCGGATATTATTGAAACATTTAACAATGTTAATTTAGATCCAAACTCATCAAAATATATTGGTCGCGTAATTGGTGATAGATATAGCACAATTGATACTGCAGGTAACTTGATTGTTAATGGAGATTATCCAAACATGTCTCGTTTCATTCGAGTAGCAGTTGATGCTGGAGTATCTAATGCAACTAATGCAAAAACATTGGTACCATTTGGTTTCCGTGCAATGAATGCACCAATTCCATTAATGTCTGGGTCATTGAGTTTGAATGCAACATCATATGCAACATCACAAGTACAAACATCATATTACTCAAACAATTATTTTGGATTTGATTTTACCAATTTAAACAATTTAAATTATTTAGCTCCGGTTCCAACAACAGGTGCTAATACAGGAAGCAATTCTGATTTCTATCTTGGAAATGTATCACAAGATGCAGCTGCAGCTTTCCCAACAGCAACACCATATTCAGGGTCACTAGAAACTGCATTGACTGCTGGAACATTTACAACAAATGTTGCATTATCAACACGTAAATTTATTGTTGGTTTCCAAGGAGGTTTTGATGGCACTCGTCCAAACTTAGCTAAATTTTCCGGCGAAAATATTACGGCGGCAAATACATTTGGATTTAATTGCTCCGGAACTGGTACAAGTGGAACAACATCATATAATAAAGCATTTGCATTGTTAGCAAACACTGATTATTATGATATGAACATGTTAATTACACCGGGTATTATTGACAGTCTGCACAGTGTAATAACAAGTGCAGCACGCAATTTGTGTGAAACTCGTCAAGATACATTTTATGTGATGGATTTAAATGAATTAACAGATTCTGTAAGTACGGTTGTAGCTCAAGCAACAACTTTAGATAGCAATTATACTTCAACTTATTGGCCTTGGGTAAGAATTTTAAACCCAGCTAAAAATGTTCCATTATGGGTACCGCCATCAGTAGTAGTTCCGGGAGTATTAGCATTTAATGATGCAGTAGCTGCACCATGGTATGCACCAGCAGGTTTAACAAGAGGTGGTTTAACAAGTGTATCTGATACGTATATGAATTTATCACAAACAATGCGTGATTCATTGTATGAGGCCCGTGTTAATCCTATTGCGAACTTCCCTAACGAAGGACAAGTGATTTGGGGTCAAAAGACTTTACAGGCTCGACCAAGTGCATTAGACCGCGTAAATGTACGTCGATTATTGATCACAGTTAAGAAATTTATTGCATCATCAACTCGTTATTTGGTATTTGAACAAAACACAGATGCAACTAGATTAAGATTCTTGAGCATAGTTAATCCATATTTAGATCAAGTAAAAGCTAAACAAGGTATTTACCAATTTAAAGTGATTATGGATCAATCAAATAACACAGCAGATATGATTGACCAAAATATTTTATACGGACAAATACTTATTCAACCAACTCGTACGGCTGAATTTATTATTTTAGATTTCAATATTCAACCAACCGGAGCAAGCTTCCCTGAATAGTAGAATAAATATTTAAAAGAAAGGTAGGACTTAGGTTCTACCTTTTTTACTTACTTCATATTTATATAAAACAAATAAGGAA